GCTGAATGCAGATGTTCACCACGATCTGAACAGCATCCCATATCCCTTCGATGACGACATGTTCGATGAAGTCCACGCCTACGAAGTGCTGGAACACTGCGGGACGCAGGGAGACTGGCGGTTCTTCTTCAACCAGTTCGCTGAGTTCTGGCGCATCCTGAAGCCCGGTGGCTACTTCGTAGCGACCGTGCCGATGTGGGACTGCGTATGGGCGTGGGGCGATCCGGGGCACCGACGCATCATCACGCCGAACACTCTGGTGTTCCTCTCTCAGAAGGAATACGCCGCCCAGGTTGGCAAGACGGCGATGGCCGATTACCGACCGTGGTACAAGGCGGACTTCGAGCCTGTGACCTACAACGAGAAGGAGGGGACGTTTGCCTTCGTACTGAAGGCGCTGAAGTGATCGAGCTTCGCGACGGCTTCCTCGATCAGCCGCATGAGGTCAGTATCGAGACACTGGCCCTGTGCAACGCAGCCTGCAACTTCTGCCCGTACCCGACGCTGGAGCGTCAGGGGACGAAGATGCCCGACGCCATGTTGGCGCGATTATGCGACGAAATGGCGCAGTTCGAGAAGCCGTTCTACTTCTCCCCGTTCAAGGTCAACGAGCCGCTGCTCGACAGCCGGTTGATTCCCACCTGCAGGCGCATGGAGGGGACCAAGGCCGTCCTGCGCATTTTCACTAACGGCCAACCGCTGACGCAGGAGAAGATCGACGAGATTGCGCAACTCAAGAACGTCGCGCATCTATGGGTCTCGCTCAACTCGCATATCCCGGAGGAATACGAGCGGCTGATGCGATTGGACTTCGAGAAAACCGCTAAGCGGCTGGACAACCTGCACTCGCAGGACTTCCCGCATCGCGTGATTCTCTCCTGCGTCGGGTTCCCGAACGAGGCGTTTCGCTACTACTGCTTCCAGCGGTGGCCGAAGTTCGAGAGTCTGGCCATACGCAAGGGATCGTGGCTCGGAGCGATCGAGCCGCAGGATACGACGATACCGGACACGTCCTGCGGGCGGTGGTTCGAATTGTCGGTGATGGCGAACGGGATCGTCGCTCTGTGCTGCATGGACGGCGAGGGCAAGTTCCCGCTCGGTGATGTGAACAAGCAGACGCTTCTGGAAGTCTACAACCAGCCTCACCTGAGGCAACGGCGCGAGCAATTAGCTTCCCGCAGGGGGATCTACCCCTGCTCGACCTGCACCCTATGAGGGGACTATGACGAACATCGAGATCATTGAAGATGCCATGCGGGCCATCGGCGTACTGGCCGAGACCGAATCTGCGAGCGCGAACCAAGGGGCGCTGGGTTTGCGTCGGATGAACGACCTGCTCGCCTACTGGGAAGCGACCGGCGTCGATCTGCAGTACCCGCCTCAGTCCTCGACGACGGCAGACTTTCCGCTCACGGTCGATGTTGTGCTCGCGGTCAAGTACAACCTTGCCGCCATGCTCTGCCCGGACTACGAGCGGCAGGTTCCGCCCATCGTGGCGTCGCTGGCGTCGACGTCGTGGTATACGCTGCTACGCAAGGCCGCGAGTGACGCGCGCGTGGAGTCCACGCTCGACCACCTGCCGAAGGGGGAGGCATGGGGAAGCGGCTACGACATCACGACGGATAGCTGATGCTGCTCCCGATTCACAGTTACCAGGATGCGAACGCCAACACGTCGCGTCTCGTGAACTGCTATACGATGGCCGCACAGAAGGGCGCCCGCTCGCCATTGGTGTTGCGGACGGCGCCCGGAGTAGTCTCGTTTGCGACCTGCGGGAGCGGTCCCGGTCGGGGCGTCATCACGTTCCAGGACACGCTCTACGCCGTCTCGGGGAACACGCTCTATCGGGTTTCGGCATCCGGCGCTGCGACGGCACTGGGGACCGTCCCCGGAGTACAGCGCGTGCACATGGCGCAGGACGGGCAGTCGCTCGTCATCGTCTCCAACGGCAACGGCTACGTCTGGGATGGCTCGACGCTCGCGCAGATCACGGACCCCGACTTCAGGACGGCCGGGGCCTGCGCGTTCATCGACAGCTATATCGTGTTCGTCGAGAAGGACACGGGGCGGTTCTTCGGCTCTGACCTGCTCAATGCCGCAAGTTACGATTCTCTGAACTTTGCCACGGCAGAAGCGTTCCCTGACAAACTCATCACGCTTGCCGTGGATCACCGGCAGATCGCTCTCTTTGGCACTGACACGATGGAGCTTTGGTACAACGCCGGAGGGTCGGGGTTCCCGTTCGAGCGATCGCCCAACGGGGTCGTCGAGCTGGGGATCGCCGCCGAACACGGCGTCACGCAGGTCGATAACAGTCTGGTGTGGCTGGCGAGCGATCGGACGATCCGCCGCTTGAGCGGCCTGACGCCGCAGAAGGTGAGTCAGTATGGAGTCGAGAAAGCCTTGCGCGGCTACGCCAGGGTGGATGATTGCGAAGCGTTTTCGTATACCCACGAAGGGCAGCTCTGCGCCGTCTTTCGCTTCCCCTCGGCCGGAGCCACCTGGGTCTACAACGCCTCGGTCGGTGAGTTCCACGAGCGCGAGACGTATCCAGATACTGCGTGGCTCGTCAATGACGCCGCCCAGTGCTACCAGCAGGTGCTTGTTCAGAATCCTCAGACTGGAGCCATCGGAACGCTCTCCGCCGCCTCGATGACTGAGTGGGGCAACACCTTGCGCCCGGAGTGGACCTACCAGCCGATCTACAACAAGGGCGGCAGGGTCTACCAGTCCGAGATTGTCATGGAGTGCGAGACGGGCATCGGGTTGTCGGTCGGGCAGGGGAGCAACCCGCAGATCCTGCTCGAATACTCCAACGACGGCGGGCGTGAGTGGATTGCCCACGACGCGCGCTCCCTCGGCGCTCAGGGTAAATACCTACAGCGGGTGCGCTGGAACCGGCTCGGGCAGTCGCGCAACCGGGTCTACCGGGCGTGGTTGAGCGATCCGGTCCCGCTGATCGTCAGCGCGACGGAACTATATGCCTAGCCTGAAGAACATCCCGATCCCGTTACTGCGCAATGGCCCGGTGACCGGAGAGGCGCTGAACGAGTGGCTGGACGCCTATCACCGGCTCATTCTCTCGCGGCTCGACATCCGCAACGATCGTTCGGACTTTGCAGACGGGATCGTTGCCGAGAGCGACGGCAGGGTAGTGCTCGGCGCCGACAGCGGCCTGACGGGGCGGCCGTCGTCGAGCATGCCAACTCTGCTCCTGCGCATGGGAGACAACGGGCGCGCAACGACGCAGCAGATCCTTCCGCAGGTGAGCGCGGGGAATGTGCTCTCCCTGCAAAACGTCAACCCAGTGACGGCGGAAGCGGACGCTTCGACCGCAGAGATCACGATCTCCTCGCATACCCTGCAATACGGGTTCGGCAGCGTCAGTTACAACGGCGGGGCGCTCGCGGGGCTGATTCCTGAGACCAACTACTACGTCTATGCAGATGACCCGAACTATTCGGGCGGCGCGATGACTTACTACGCAACGACCAATCGCCAGATGGTCACGTCGAATAACGGGCGGTACTTCGTCGGGGCAATCCAGACGGCCATTGCGGCAACGGTTGCGACGATCACCGGCGCCACATCGGCAAACCCGATTGTTTTCACGACCTCGGGAAACCACGGCTGGAACACCGGCAACAGTGTGACCTTTGCAGGGCTTCCGGGGGACTTTGGGACGAACCTCAACGGGAACACCTACGTCATTACCCGAATCGACCCGAATGAGTTCTCCATCGCTGTCAACGGTTCTGGCTATGCTGCCTACACATCCGGCGGCACGGCGACGCGCGTGACGACGGCGACTTCAGGCGGAACGGGCGGCGGCGGCGGCTGGATCGACAACTTCTACTTCGCACCATGAATGTAAACATCAGACGGATCAAATCGGGCGACGAGCACACGGACCAAAAATGGTACGTGCTGGAAGGGTACGTCGATGGCGTCCCCGCAGTCACCAAGCGCGTCAGTGTCGCGATGGCCGCAGCGGTGCAGGACCCGTCGATCATCACTCGGGCGCGAACGAAGCTCATCGCGGATGTCAACGAGTATTACCAGAACTGGCTGATGCTAGAACAGTTTAATGCCTAGACTCGCGACAGACGGAGATCTCCCCGAAATCATAAGAATGGGATTGGCATTTGTCGGCGCAGCTGGTCTGAGCGGAGATCGAGATTCAATTGAGGAAACCGCCAAACTCTTAATACAAGGAGGCGGGCTGTTCATCGCCGGAGATCCGCCATGCGGAATGGCCGGGGTGTTGATCTACGACAAATATTTTGACAGGACCAGGAAAGCGGCTCAGGAGTTATTTTGGTGGGTCGATCCGAACGCCAGAAAAACTGGGGTCGGGAAAAGGCTTCTATCTGAGATCGAATCTTGGGCGAGAGAAAACGGCGCAGACACGCTCACCATGATTGCTCTTGATGCTTTGGACGGGGATGCTGTTTCTGAAATGTACAAATCGGCTGGATATAAGCCGCTTGAGCGAAACTACATGAAGGTACTTTGATATGGCTATAGGAACAGGCGCAGCAATTATAGGCGGATCGCTTCTCAGCGGCGTTCTTGGATCTAGGGCTAGTCGTTCGGCAGCCCGCGCTCAGGAACAGGCCAACGCCCAAGCGATCGCAGAGCAGCGCAGGCAGTACGATGTCACGCGCGCAGACTTCGCCCCGTGGCGGGAAGTCGGTGCGGGCGCACTCAACAATCTTGCACAACTCTACGGCGTGCAAACGCAGCAGCCGGCCCAGCAACAGCAACAGTGGTCGTTCGATCCTGAAACTGGCCAGTTCTCGGTGACGGGCGGACAGTCTGCGCAGCAGACTCAGCCGGCGCAGCGCGATCTCTCCGGTTTCTTCTCCTCCCCCGGCTACCAGTTCAAGCGCGACGAGGGTATGCGCGGTCTGGAGCAGTGGGCTGCCGCACGAGGCGGCGCATTCTCCGGGAACGCCTTGCGTGGACTCGCCAACTTCAACAGCGGCCTTGCCTCTCAGGAATACGGCGCCTACACGGACCGTCTTGCGCAACTGGCAGGACTCGGACAAGGGGCTGCTGCTTCGGGGGCCGCAGCCGGGACCACTATCAGCAACAACATCTCCGGCTTGGCGCAATCGAGCGGGGATGCGAGAGCAAGCGGGATCATCGGCGGGGCGAATTCATTGGCTGGCGGAATAGACTCCGCCCTCAATAACTGGCTGCTCTATCGCGGTGGCGCATTTGGCGGATCGGGTCGATCCTCAACGCCTTCTGGCGGATATCGCAGAGGGGGATACTAACCATGCCATTAGATCCGGTACTCGCAAGAGGCGTCAGGCCGATCGGCACCGGCGTCCCGGACGTTCTCAACATGCTCCAGCAGAGGCGTCAGCAGGAGTTCCAGAACCAGCTCGCTACCCGAGATCAGGCCCTGCAAGAGCAGAACGCCTTGGCCTATCAGAATCAGGTCGGTCTGCAGCAGAAGCAGTTTGAGGCCAATTCTGAGCGGGCAAGACGTGAGGAAATGGAGCAGTTCGTTCAGGCCGGGATAGCGAATCTCTCTGCCGCGCAGGATCCAGTGCAGTTCGCTCGCATTGCCGATGCCGTGGCAGCAGATCCAAGGGCGAGAGAGTTGGGGATTACGCGCGATCAGATTACTCCTGAATCAGTTGCGGCCCTGCGCGCTCAAGTCAAGATGGCGCCGCCGCCTGCTCCGCCCGGACCTATTGGTATACAGCGTCACGGCGGATTCAGTGTATTAGTTCAGGACGGGAAGCCAATACCAGGCGGGATCGACAAGCCTGATGCAGTAGGCGGCGTATCTGAAATGTATTCACCAGTAGATCTGGCTGGCGGGGAAATTGGAGCATTCGATCGCAGAACTGGGAGGATTGTTAAAACTGGTGAAAAAGGAAGGCCGAAACCCAACACACAGGGTATGTCTTTGCGGAAGGAATTTGAAAACCAAGAGGCTGTTAAATCCTATAGGACATCGCTTCCGCTTCTCGTTTCAGCCAGAAAGGCTCCTGACAACGGATATGGAGACTTGCAACTTATCTACTCGGCGGGGAAGGTTCTCGATCCGGGTTCTGTTGTCCGAGAGGGGGAGCTCGCTCTGACAATTGCGTCTGGGTCGCCACTTCAGAGAGCAATTGGAACAACCAGATTTACTATCGAACGTGGTGGTCGCTTAACTCCAGAAACTAGGCGGCAGATTCTTGGGATGCTCAACGAAAGAGTTTTGGCCTACAGGCAAGCGCACGATCAGGAACGCAATAGATATGCAAGCTATGCCAGCGAGGCTGGTGAAGATCCGAAGAAAATAGTCGGTGATCATCCGGCCAATGCTTTTCAGAAGCAAGTTCAGCCTCCATCTCAATCTGCTGGTGGATATAGCGATCAGGCAAAAGAGCAACGCTATCAGGAATGGAAGCGAAGGCGAGGGTTATGAACGAAGAAGAAGAATTCGAGTTCAGACTTCGCTTTGAGCAAGAACAAGCGCAATCCGCCAAAAAAAAGCCCGTTGTCGCCAGTGCTGACCCAAGGTATGAGTTCACGAAGGAACTCGGCAGGGCCGGAGCGGGAATGTTGCGTGATGTAGGGCAGGGTATCTTTGGCGTTGCGGCTGCCCCCATTGACTTAGCGGCTTCCGCTTATCGCGGCGTTACGGGTGCGAATGTTTCAACGCCATCCGAGTCTCTTGAGAGCGCGCTAGACATTGCAGGACTCCCAAAGAACCCGGCATGGAGCAGGTTCGCTACCCAGCTTCTCGCGGGAGCGGCGGTACCGCTCGGTGAGATTTCAAAGCTGAACATTAAATACCCAGGTATTAAGGATGTAACCACCGGGGAAGTAACCAAGGTTAGAGGCGCTCCCGAGCAGCTGTTGCCGCGCCTCTCTGCCAAAGAACCTCAGGCGACGATGCCGATCAAGACCTTCGATTATACGAAGCCAAGCCCGCAATCAGGAAGAATTG